ATGATTACTACAGAGCAGCATTTTAATGAAGCAAAAGACTTGCTAAATTTTTTATGTAGTTGGAATAATAACTTGAGCGGTTACGTTTTTAGAGGGCATTCAGATGAGAGCTTTCAATTATTACCATCAGTCTTGAGAGATAACTCAAGGTATTTAGCTGATAATCAATATCCAAGAACCAAAGTGCCTGGGCAGTTGCGAAATTCAGATCGTGAATGGCATCAAATTCAGCATGAGCGAATAATTCTGAGGGACTTTTACAAGTTAGCAGATAATCATGGCCTTAAAGTTCCTAACGTAGAAAAATTACGTAATTCTTTAATAGGAAGATATGACTATAATTTTACACAGCAAGGTAGAATCGAATGGCTTTCTCAAGATATATTAGAAGTCGCAGCATTAGCCCAGCACTATGGTATACCTACACGTTTATTGGATTGGTCATATGATCCTTTTGTTTCTTCCTACTTTGCAGCAAGTGGCGTCACTGATGATTCAGGTAATTTGGCAGTATGGTGCTTCAATGCTGAATATTTGTCCACGTGGTTAAATCTCAACTCGCGATTAAAATTAAAATTAATTATCCCTCCATACTCTGAAAACAGCAATTTATCTGCGCAACGAGGCTTATTTACACACATGCCTGTTGAATTCGATTTTTCAAATAATGATAATGCTTCAATCCCTGTTGACCGGACTCCTTTAGATATCAAACTTGATAATATACTTCCTCCAGAGCCATACACGCAAAATAGAGAAAAAATATTTTTAAAACTCACATTACCATGCTCCAAAGCAAAAGATCTTCTAAAATTCTTACTTCAACAAGGTTATGGGGAAGCCCGCATTTACCCTGGATATAAGGGAATAGCTAATCAAGTTATGAGAAAATACAAATAGCTAAAATAGCAGGTTGCAAAAAATGTTTTTTGCAACCTGTGAAATGTATTACTAATATCAATCGTTATTTTAATATCATCTTACTATTAATAAATCACAATATCTCGTTGTATAACGGGGTGATAGCATGTCACGCTTCATCTGCCAGGCTGTCTGGATCCCCTGCCCTGCAAAATACAGCGTACCCCTGCCATCCTTCGCATTGAGATGATCGAGTACTTCCATGAGCTTTTCACTGTTCTTCCGTGGCGCGTTATCGTCGAAGAGGTTGAGCTGCGCTACGCCCTGGCTGTAGAAATCCCCCAGCATTACTCCTGCTTTCTGGTAGCGATGCCCGTCTCGCCAGATTACATCGAGGCATTTCGTCGCCGCGGTGATGATGTCCCGACTGTCCTGGGTCGGGGTCAATAGTTTCACTGATGCACTATTGCCGTAGTACGGCTCATTCAGCGCAAAAGGGCTGGTTTTAACGAACGCAGAGATAAAGCGGCAGTACTGATGTTCACCACGGAGTTTCTCCGCGGCACGGGATGCGTATAAGCATATCGCCTGGCGTATCTCTTCGTAGGTGGAAATCCGCTGCCCGAAGCTGCGACTACAGACAATCTCCTGCTTTACCGGCGCGAACTCCTCCAGCCCGAGGCATGGTTCGCCACGCAGCTCCCGCACGGTTCGCTCCAGAACCAGATTAAAATGCTTCCGGATAAAACGGATATCGGTATCAGCCAGTTGAAGCACTGTTTTAATGCCCATTGCCTCCAGTTTTTTACTGATGCGGCGCCCGACTCCCCAGACCTCATCCACCGGAAGCAAAGCCATCAACTTCCTCTGTCTTTCCTGATTAGACAGATCCACCACTCCTCCGGTCTGCCGCTGCCACTGTTTCGCCGCGTGATTGGCCAGCTTTGCCAGGGTTTTAGTCTGGGCTATGCCGACGCCGACCGTGAGGTGCGTCCTGCGCAGAACCGTCTCGCGAATTTCCCTGCCAAAATCGGTAAGATCGCGACAGTTACGCACACCAGTAAGATCGCAAAATGCCTCATCAATACTGTAAATTTCACAGCGTGGAGAGAGTTCCTCCAGCGTTGTCATCACTCGGTTGGACATATCGGCATAAAGCTCATAGTTGCTGCTAAACGCGATAATACCGTGCCGGCGAAACATGTCCTTTTGCTTGAAATAAGGTTCACCCATTTTGACGAAGGGCTTCGCCTCTGGCGAGCGGGCGATCACACAGCCGTCGTTGTTTGACAGAACGACCACCGGACGCCCTTTCAGATCAGGACGAAATACGGTCTCGCACGATGCATAAAATGAATTCACATCACAAAGCGCAAACATCTTAGCCAGCTGATTTAATGATGTACGTAACCACCCCGAACACGTCGAGAGTGTCCTCACTACCGACGACTATTGGCGAATATGCAGGGTTCATTGGGTTAAGCTGAACCCGCGGATGCAGCTGCAGCTTCTTAACGGTAAATTCCCCATCCACAGCAGCAATAACGATATCGCCATGAACTGCTGTCCTTGAGCTATCCACAACCAGAAGATCCCCTTCCCCTATGCCGGCGTCTTTCATGCTGTCGCCGGCGGCTTTGACAAAATACGTCGCACTGGGGTGGTTAACGAGCAACTCGTTCAGATCGATACGTTGCTCAACATAATCCTGTGCAGGGCTTGGAAAACCACATTGCACAAGGTCACTGTACAACGGGATCAGCATGATCTCACGTAACTCAACGGGCGTGTAAAACTGCATAATTGACTCGCTCAGATTAATGTCGCGGTAGGGATACCCGTTACCGGATACCCCCCGCACAGATCCCGGCGTGCGCGATTTACGCACCGGGCTCCTGCCTCGGGTGTCTGGCGGTGAACCGCTCCACAGGCCATGGATGAAGAACCCGAACCCTTGGTAGCCATGCGGCTGCCAGTTTGTTTGCTTTCGTCCAGGTCGTATCATCCTTCTGGCTCCTGCGCCTGAGCGCCCGGCGCCAGAGGTTTGTTACGTGTGTCCTGAACTTCTGCATGGTGGGGAAGTTGCCCGGTACCGAGTGATAGTTCAGGTATCCCTGAACCACTCTCCTGAGCCATTTTCCCTGTTCGGGGATTGAGTAATGCCAGCGCCTTCGCAGACCGTCTTTGATGGCTTTCAGAGTTGCCGTCATCCGATCCCGGCGGGTCTTTCGTATCAGCATGAACCTGCCGTTGCGATCTTTCCCGCTGATGTGCGTGAACCCGAGGAAGTTGAACGTTTCTGGTTTGCCTTTTCCCCTGATGGCACGGTTTTCGGCAGCGAAGCGGCCGAACTCCATCAGACGGGTTTTCTCCGGGTGAACCGTGAGTCCGAACTCCCTCAGTCTGCGCTGCATGGCTATACGGAAGCGCCGGGCATCGTATCGTTTGTCGAACCCGATGACGATGTCATCGGCGTATCTGACCATTACCACATTGCCTGTGGCATAGCGACGTCGCCACTGATGCGCCCACAGATCGAAGACGTAGTGGAGGTATATGTTTGCCAGCAGCGGTGAGATGACCGCACCCTGTGGGGTGCCTTCCTCCGTTGCTCGCCATTGACCCTCCTCCGACGTCCCGGCTGTGAGCCACTTACGTATGAGCCTGATTACCCTCCGGTCGCCGATCCGATGCTCTGTGAACCTGATCAGCCATTCGTGGCTCACCCTGTCGAAGAACTGACTGATGTCGGCATCCAGTACCCAGTTTACGTTAGTGCGTACCAGCCCTGTGGCCAGTGCGTCCAGTGCATCGTGCTGGCTTCGCCCGGGTCTGAACCCGTATGAGAACCCCATAAAGTCGTTTTCATAGACTGCGTTCAGGATTTTCACCAGCGCATACTGGACGATCTTGTCCTCCAGCGAGGCGATGCCGAGCGGGCGTTGTTTTCCATCCGCTTTTGGGATGTAGTGACGCCTGCCGGGCTGCGCCCTGTAGCTGCCCTGATGTAGCCTCCGGTGCAGATCTGTTATGTTGTTCTTCATGTTTCCGGCGTAGTCCATCCACCTGATGCCATCCACTCCGGCGGCCGCTTTCCTGCTCAGGGAGAGGAATGCGGCTTCCAGTGCTTCGACTGTCAGCAGGTGGAACAATGCTGTAAACCGTTCTTTCTTCCGCTGCTTCGCAGCTTCCCGCACGCGTGACAGCCTCTGTGACATGCTTTCCCGGCTCTGTGTCCGGCGCATGTGTGGCTGTTCCGCGTTCCCCTTGGCCCCGCTCCTTCGCTCCACTGACTCCGCTCCTTTCGGGTTGTTCGCCTGCTTCGCCGCTACTATGAGCGAGTCCGACTTCTCCTCTCCGTACATCACCGGCTATGACTCCTCGTCTTCCCGGTGCGGGCCATCTCCGACACTGGCAGATGGTCAGAGGGGAGATCTCCCGGTTCCCGCGTAGAGATCGTATTGACATGCCAGGGTCTCAGACCCCGCCGGGTCCATGTGGCACTCGCAGTATCGCACCCTATGATGTTGCCTTCCGTTAACAGTACAACGTCGGCACCCGGTAATTTAATATACATTTCGTGGCTCAATGGCTGGCCTGTCAACACCCCTGTCAACGCTTCGCCCCATACCTCGCGGTATGCAACGCATGACTCGGGGACCTTGTGGATTGCTGGTCCTTCAATGGTCGGGGACTTTCACCCCTTGATCTCTAACCGGTCTCCCGGCGCACACTGTTTTTATATACAGTAGTTTTAACAGAGCGACAGATCAATATAGGTTCTGGCTATCAATTTATGTCATTGCCGTAACACATTGATGTAACGAGTAAGGTAAGTCTTAAAGTGTTTTTAGGCCTTAGCTGTTTGATGGTTTTGCGAACAATGCGAGGTTAAAATTTTTCAGCTATGGCAATGCCCTCATAGCGAATTGCTCACCTGCGATCTCTTGCATACGGTTCGCAGGTGAGCAAACTTAACCGGCTGGAAAATATTTATAAATCGTCTTCACTCCCACCCCTATCACATCGGCTACCAAACCAATGTTTTAACTGCTCAGACCAGAAATATCTGGAAGCTTTAGGCATCTTCTTGGAAGATAGACGAGCGCAAAGACGCACACAGCAATGATGTTATGTAGTATTTTCCCCTTGAGTGTGCCTGCTCAAGGGGATTTTTTATCGCCGTATTGTACTGGCAAATATTTGTAAATAGTCTTCACCCCCACGCCTGTCACATCGGCCACACGCGACTGGACAGGCGGTTAGTCCGGTATGTTTCTCGCGCTACTACTGCTTACGTTAACGTCTGGTAATGATCTAGCGGCGCGACGTAAAGCGGCGTTGAAAGCAATTATAGTGACCGGCCGGCGATGGTACTTCACACGGTTAGAATGACTCTGAAATAAATAAACATCTTCTGGATAGCGTTCTCTTCTACGAGCAATCATCGCCTCCACTGGAGGGGTTGATTTAACACGTAGCTCCTTCAGGTGACCCTGTTTTCGTATCAGTATCAAGTCACCATCAATATCATCATATCGAATACTCAGCAGCCTTCCAGCGCTTAAACCCGTGTGAAAAATTAACGCCCACAAGTCAGCCCATGTATCTGAGATGGAAACAAGACTGCTGTTAATAGTTAAAAATTGCTCAAAACTTATTGTTTTCTTACCGTTCACGAACAAACCAAACTGTTTTCAAAGCTGAATGAATTGATTAAGCCAAACGTAACATATCAGGAAAAGTAGTGAAATCTTTGTCTTCAAGTCGCCGGGAGGTACTTGTAGATTGTTTTCACGTCTACACCTATCACATCGGCTACCTGCTGCCGGGTAGCGCCGTTCTCCAGCATTCGGCGGCACCGCTCCACCACTTCTTCAGTCATTACCCGGCGGCGGCCGCCGACTCTCCCCTGCTCCCTAGCAGCGGCTAATCCGGCTCGGGTACGCTCCACTATTAACTCGCGCTCCATTTCCGCCAGGGCGCTCATGACGTGGAAGAAAAAGCGGCCTGCTGGGGTACTGGTATCAATGCTGTCGGTCAGGCTGCGAAAATTCACCCCGCGCGCCTGCAGCTCCGACACGAGCGTAATCAGATCGCGCACGCTGCGGCCCAGCCGGTCAAGTTTCCAGACCACCAGCACATCGCCCGGGCGGAGCCGCCGCAGCGCTCGCTTTAACCCTGGCCGCCGGGCATTCTTCCCGCTGGCCATATCCTCGAAAACCGGCACTGTTGCAAAGTTAGCGATGAGGCAGCCTTTTGTCTTATTCAAAGGCCTTACATTTCAAAAACTCTGCTTACCAGGCGCATTTCGCCCAGGGGATCACCATAATAAAATGCTGAGGCCTGGCCTTTGCGTAGTGCACGCATCACCTCAATACCTTTGATGGTGGCGTAAGCCGTCTTCATGGATTTAAATCCCAGCGTGGCGCCGATTATCCGTTTCAGTTTGCCATGATCGCATTCAATCACGTTGTTCCGGTACTTAATCTGTCGGTGTTCAACGTCAGACGGGCACCGGCCTTCGCGTTTGAGCAGAGCAAGCGCGCGACCATAGGCGGGCGCTTTATCCGTGTTGATGAATCGCGGGATCTGCCACTTCTTCACGTTGTTGAGGATTTTACCCAGAAACCGGTATGCAGCTTTGCTGTTACGACGGGAGGAGAGATAAAAATCGACAGTGCGGCCCCGGCTGTCGACGGCCCGGTACAGATACGCCCAGCGGCCATTGACCTTCACGTAGGTTTCATCCATGTGCCACGGGCAAAGATCGGAAGGGTTACGCCAGTACCAGCGCAGCCGTTTTTCCATTTCAGGCGCATAACGCTGAACCCAGCGGTAAATCGTGGAGTGATCGACATTCACTCCGCGTTCAGCCAGCATCTCCTGCAGCTCACGGTAACTGATGCCGTATTTGCAGTACCAGCGTACGGCCCACAGAATGATGTCACGCTGAAAATGCCGGCCTTTGAATGGGTTCATGTGCAGCTCCATCAGCAAAAGGGGATGATAAGTTTATCACCACCGACTATTTGCAACAGTGCCCACTGATTTACTGCCTGCTGATCTGCGGCGTTATCTGGACAGCGTTGATTATCAAAATTCTGCACGTTACGGGGGTGTTCAATGGCTAACTCAATTCCTAACAACGGACGCGCCGTGATGATGCGCAATCGCCGCACCGGAGCCGCCTGGCTGGTCAGCTTCGACTATCGCGACGGCAGCTACTGGCATGAGCCGCAGGGCAATCTGCGCCACATCCGCCGGCCATACGCATCACGCAATATCGAGCCGAACCTGGTTCCAGCCGGGACGCATTAACCACGCATATCAGCGCACGAATTTAACTGAGCTATCAGGCAGCCATTACGGTGCCGGGATTCTTACAACCAAATTTCAGGAGCGAGCTATGAACGCATACCGCGCATATGACGCTATCGAAGAACGGAAATGGGCTGAACAGTCGCTCACCGAAGAGAAGCAAAAGTGGATTGACGATCGGGCGCAGGAAATTATCGACTCGCTGCCGAAAGAGCCGTCAGGGCTGTTCCGCTTCTCTGTGCCGATGGACAAAAGCCCATATGAAGGCCTCCGCAGCGATGCAGCTGGCGAGGCATATAACGATCTCATCTCGGCAGTAGCTTACGCCCAGGCGGAATACGACTGGGATCACCGCACCGGCTGCCCGTTTTAACTTTGGGGAATAGCAATGGCTAACGAACTTGTGATTACAGCCAGCTCTCTTGCTGAGCGAGGCATTGACAGCGCTACCTGGAGCGCCCTCAAAAACAGTATTTACCCTGGCGCCAAAGACGAATCGGTAATGATGGCGCTGGACTACTGCCGGGCCAGAAACCTAGATCCGCTTCTGAAGCCCGTTCATCTGGTGCCAATGAGCGTTAAGGACTCGAAGTCGGGTAAAAGCGAGTGGCGCGATGTGGTTATGCCAGGCATCGGGCTTTATCGGATTCAGGCCGATCGCTCCGGTGATTACGCTGGCGCAAAAGAACCAGAGTTCGGCCCGGACGTCACTCTGACGCTTACCGGTATTGAAGTGACCGTACCTCAATGGTGCAAGTACACGGTCAGCAAGCGCATGCCAAGCGGGGAAATCGTCGAATTCAGCGCGAAAGAATACTGGGTTGAGAACTATGCCACCGCCGGCCGCGACACTACCGCGCCAAACGCAATGTGGAAAAAGCGCCCTTACGGCCAGCTGGCGAAGTGTGCCGAGGCCCAGGCTCTGCGTAAGGCGTGGCCTGAAATTGGCCAGCAGCCCACTGCCGAAGAGATGGAAGGTAAAACGCTGGAAGTGGATATGCGTGACGTTACGCCGCGCAACACGACAGAGGCTCTCCCCCTGGTGGCCAGTGGGGAAACGTTGCAGGCAATTACTGACCTCCTGACGTCCCTGAATAAGGACTGGGAGCAGGACTTCCTGCCTCTGTGCAGCAACATCTTCAAGCGTGACATTTTCCAGGCATCACAGCTCACCGAAGAAGAAGCGCAGAAAGGCTTTAGCTTCCTCCAGAAAAAAGCGCAGGTGGCAGCATGACCGGAAAAACTGTTGAAGTGACCTGCAAGTGCTGCCCGGACAAATTCCTTGCCCGAGTTGCTGACAGAAAAAGAGGCTGGGCGCAGTTTTGCAGTAAGTCATGCGCAGCTTATTGGAAGCAATATGGCCGTCGTAGAGGCCATCAATCATTAGAGATGCGTCAGGCGGCCATTGACAGAAATTCTATTGAGCGACTTCAGCGCGATAAACATGGGCGCGATTCATCTAGCGGTTTTGTTTATGTAGGTGGATTTGGGCCATGGGATGACCATAAGGACTGCTGACATGACACCAGAAATTATCCTCGATCGAACTGGCATTGACGTTACCCGCGTTGAACAGGGAGATGAATCCTGGCACCGCTTACGCCTGGGCGTGATCACCGCCTCGGAAGTCCATAACGTCATTTCGAAGCCGAGATCAGGCACCAAGTGGACTGACATGAAAATGTCTTATTTCCACACGCTGCTCGCAGAGGTTTGCACCGGCGCGGCGCCGGAAGTTAACGCCAAGGCGCTGGCCTGGGGGAAACAGTATGAGGCCGACGCTCGCACTCTTTTTGAGTTCACCACCGACGTGAAGGTAACGGAGTCACCGATCCTTTTCCGTGACGAAGGTATGCGCACCGCCTGCTCACCAGACGGCCTGTGCAGTGATGGCCGCGGCCTTGAGCTGAAGTGCCCTTTCACCTCTCGCGACTTCATGAAATTCAGGCTTGGCGGCTTCGAGGCTATCAAATCCGCCTACATGGCCCAGGTGCAATTCAGCATGTGGGTAACCGGTAAGGATGCCTGGTACTTCGCGAATTATGACCCTCGCATGAAGCGAGAAGGCATTCACCACGTGGTTGTTGAGCGCGACGACAAATACATGTCCGACTTCAACGAAATGGTGCCGGAGTTCATCAGCAAGATGGATGAATCGCTGGCTGAGATCGGGTTCATCTTCGGGGAGCAGTGGAAATGAAACGCACTCCATTTTACCGCAGGCCCGGCAAAGCAGGGAAATTCTCCGGCCTTCGCGAGCGCGTGATCTGGATGATTCAGACGCGCGGCCGCCCCGTTACCGGCAGCGAAATAGCGGAGAAATTCGGCGTGACGCTTGTCGAATTTAACCGCGTTGCGAACGGCATAACCAAGGGAGAAGGCCGCATTGCACAGCTGATCGCATCGGAAACCTGGCTCAACGAGGATGGCATATGCGATCGCACCTTTGACCTGATCACAAGGCCAAAGGTCATTACCCCGCAGGGTAAAACGCGCCTGTTCACTAAGCGCTCGATAGCTCAGGCCGCCTCTGGCAACCGCCAGAAATGTATTGATAAAGCGGCCCGGCGCCGCCGGCTTATCGCATCTGGACTCTATTTCGATGAAATGGAGTCAGTCCTATGAACCGCTACTCACTTATCTATGCTGACCCGGCCTGGTCTTACGGGAACACGATAAGCAACGGCGCCGCCGTCGATCACTACCCCACCATGAGCTTGCTCGATATGAAGCGGCTCCCGGTGTGGGAGCTCTCCGCGGATAACGCTGTGCTGGCGATGTGGTACACCGGCACCCACAACCAGGAGGCGATCGAGCTGGCCGAGGCCTGGGGATTTACGGTGCGCACGATGAAGCTATTCACTTGGGTGAAGCTGAACCAGCTGGCCGAGCTACGCATTACCAAGGCCCTGGCAGAGGGTGACGTCGCCGACTTTTACGACTTCCTCGACCTGCTGAATGCTGAGACGCGCATGAACGGCGGCAACCACACCCGCGCCAATACCGAAGACGTGTTGATCGCCACCCGCGGCGCCGGGCTGGAGCGCAAGCACGCCGGCATTAAGCAGGTGGTCTACAGCCCGCTCGGCGCGCACAGCGAGAAACCGTGGGAAGTTCGCCACCGCCTGGAACTGCTCTACGGCGACGTGCCGCGGATTGAGCTTTTCAGCCGCAGCGCAGAGCCAGGCTGGAGCCACTGGGGCAACCAGTGCGCCTCCGCTTCCGTTGAGCTGATACCCGGCTACACCATCTGCCTGGACAATGTAACTAAGGGGTTTTTATGACTAATACATCTCATAAATCAGATGAAATTTTGATAACCGATGACGTTCTGTCCAGATACAAAATATCGCGCAGCACACTCTATTTCTGGAGCACCCCATCCCGGATGCCCTCTTACTTTGCTCAGCCATTCCCGCAGCCTAAAATAAATGGCAGCCCTAAAAGGTGGAGACTTTCAGACCTGCTGGCCTGGGAGGATAACGTGGGGATCAAACCAGAGGCTGACCAACCAGCTTCTCAAGGTGATCCTGCCAAACAGCAAGCCAGTGACGCTGATCATCCAGATAATCATGCAGGTTATAACGTGCCATGA